GATCAACTTATAAAGGCTCAAGAACTTACCGACATAGATGGGGCTATGGTTTCAAAGCAAGTAAAAGCTGTCGGTCAAATTTCAGAAGAACTTGCCGACAAAGGGTTTTTAAAACAGGTTTCAAAAAAAATATCCACAGCAAAAACAGGTATCCCTGAAAGTAACGTAGTCGAATCATTTATTAAATATAAAAAAAATATTGGTATAGGTTTAGCTGCTGCCAGTTTGATGGGTTTTGGTTACTATAGACATAGAAAGAATGAAAAACAAGAGATTTATGACGAGACATTAGAAAAACAGCAATATCAAAGAACGATGCCGAAAGATCCTCTGTCGGAATACAAACAAGGATATAGCTATTCTTCTGAAAGGTACAATCCTCTAGCTACTGCAGGTGTCGTAGGAAATTTAGATCGCCAAAAAATTGGCCACTATCAAATGGGTGGCAATAAGTATGACCACTTATTTGGAAGGTAAAAATAGTTATGGCATTAAATATTGGTAAACTTATCAAATCAGCAGGACGAGGAATTACAGCTGCAAGTAGTAGTAGAGCAGCGCTTGGTGCTATTGGGGCCGGTGCGTTTACATTGGGGGCGGCAAGCACTATAGGTCCTGCTGCTAGAGATGCAGCTTTCGACTTTGCATTAGGTGATCCCAACGCTGATGTAGCTTTTACTGGAAGAAAGATAAATACCAGATATCTTTTAGGTGAAGGAATGTCTGGTCCGATAGGAACAGCTACTAGATTGACATCTCCTATGGATTATGAAACCTTTTCCTCACCTGTACCAACAGGTAAACAAGCTTTTATTTCGGCAGGTGTTGGTGGAGCTATTGGTGGCGGGATAGGAATGGCAGCTGGAAGCATTCTTAAAAAAAGGTTAGGTATAGCTGGTGTAGCTGGCACAGCAATTGGTGCGGCAGTTGGCGCAACCTCAGGATTAATGGGCGCTAGAAACCTGGTTAAAAATAATCAAAGATTTTATCAAGAATCACCATACAATAATAGAAATTCTTCGCTGAACACGATGAATAACACTAATGCTGTTGGAGATATTGTTCTTGGAATGCATAATTCTAGAAGAGGTTATTAATGGCACTTAATCCATTTACAGGTGAAATAGGCGGCTATGAATCACCTTCTACAGCTGCAGGTATAGGAATGGCCTCTTTAGAAACAGCTGGAGTTCAAAGTCCTTTAGCATTTAGAATGCTGGAGCAAGCACCATCTGCTAGTGCAGCTTTTTTCTTTAGCGTCAATAGAGGTTCTAATACTATCTTAAAAGGCGGTTACGCAGATAACGCTAAATATAGATTTAAAAAAGACTATTTTGGTCAAAGAATAACGCAAAAAAGGATGTTGGCTAGAAGAGCCACAAGATTACAAGCCTCTGGTAAATCTGCCCCATTTTTGCGACCAGCGATGAGAAATACGGCACTAATGCCACGTAACCTTTCAAGGTTTAGCAGTCTTTCAGCTTTGAGTGATCCTTCTGCAAATAAATATTCTCCCTTTAGTGCAAGTTCATTTTTAAACAAAACTAGATTTGGTTCACAACTTTCTGAAAAGATAACTGGAGAAGCATTGTCTCCAGGTGCTACAAGTTTTGGTCCTGGCCTTTTGTCATTTGTTACAGCTGGTAGAAAAGCTGATATTTTAGAAAGAAAAGCTTTAGCTGGAAATAAAAGAGCTATGCGCAAACTTCAGACTTTAGATAAAAATATACAAAGCTTAGCTACTGTAAACAATCCAGCGGGGATGCTTACCTCAAAGTTGAGTTATTCAACTCCAATAAATACCGCTTCTAGAACTCTATCATATAAAGAATCTCTCGGGATGTTACCAATTCAAAGACCAGGTTTAAATGCAACTCAAGCCGCAAATCAATCAAAAAAAGTAATTGTTACTGGAACTGCTGGACCTTATGAAGCCGCACTTGCTGCAAGGGTCACCGGACAGGGCGCTGGAACTGTAGGTGTTCGTAGAAACATGTTAGCCTCCAGCATGTCAGGTGAGGCTACCAGATACATGGCTGGGTATGTTAGTGGCGCGATGGGAATTGCAGATGTAACTGGTTTAGAAGGTATGGCTTTAAAGGGTGCTGGTAAGGCAGTTGAGCATATGGCATCTGAAAGTATGGCAAAAAGAGGATTAGCAATGGGTGCTAAATATGCTGGCATGGCTCTACCTGGTGTCAATCTTCTTATGACCGCATCTTTAGTTTATGATTTAGGTAAAATGGCTGGAGAAGTAGTTAAAAGTGGTATAAATCTTGCACGCGACGCTGGTAAATCATTACAAGGAACAATAGCTAAACCAATGTTTGGTATGGGTTATAAAGACACTGAGGCAGCAGCTACATCAAGATCTAGAGGTGTTATGGCTATTCAAAATTCTAGATTAAATATGAGAAGCCTTTTAGGTAATGAGGCATCTATGATGGCATCTTATTACGGTTAATATGTTACAAGTATGGTATAATTAAATTTATGAGTATTCTAAAAAAAACACAAGACTTTAGAAAAGCTTTAGCAGATCTTTCAAGGGAAGATCTGATTGAAATTTTGCGTGCCCAAAATCCTGAATTAGTAAAACAGGTTAATAGAATTGAATGGGTTTTTGAAAATAAATTAAGCCACTTAAACTGGAAAGATGGGACGCCGGTAACCTCTAGACCTATCACTAATAGTGAATTAGCTTTATTGATTGACGAACCATTTGAAATGGATAATGATCTGCTATTAATGGGAGTCAGTGCCGAGCATCAAAGGCAAATACATATTGCTAAAGATCCTGTAGTTTGGGCTAAGCATTTTCTTGGGGCAGATCCAAGAGTTTATCAAATTCTTATATTACGCGATCCATCTCTACGTAAAGTCTTAAGAGCCGGTAGGCGCTTAGGCAAAACATGGACAATGGCTGTCCAGCTTCTTCACTATTCTTATACAAATAAAGATGGTAGATGTCTAGTTGTTGCACCTATGAAAAGCCATGTTGAACTAATCTATCAAGAAGTTTTAAGATTAGCTAGCAAAAGTGAAGTAGTTACTAACTCAATCGCTAGAAAAATAACGAGTCCACAATTTTTTATTCAGTTTACTAACGGAAGCACAATAAGATTCTTCACTTCTGGTATGAAATCCGGTGGTCGCAGCGATGTTGCTCGTGGTCAAGAAGCGCATGTAATTATTCTTGATGAGATGGATTATATGGGCAGCGATGATCTTGATGCACTGTACGCGATGCTGCAGAAAACGGCAGAAGACCAGCCAGATAAACTGATGATTGGTGCATCTACACCAACTGGACGTAGAGAAAGATTTTGGGAATGGTCTATGTCATCCAGATATAAAGAATTCTGGTTCCCAAGCTACTGTTCGCCATATTTCACTAAAGAACAAGAAGAAGAATTCCGTGAACAGTATGCGCCTAGCGCGTATAGGCATGAAATTGAAGCTGATTGGGGTGAAGACTCTGAAGGCGTCTATCCTAGGAAGTATGTTGATTTAGCTTTTGTTTCGCCAGGTTGGGAATATGAACTGGGTAGGACTTCTGCAAGATCTTTCCATATTATTGGTGTAGATTGGGATAAATATGGTGCAGGCACAAATATTGTTATTCTTGAGGTTTGTTCTGAAGATTATGAAGATCAAAAATTTGCTGGTAAAGTTAGATTAGCTTATCGTGAGGAAATTCCTAAATCAGAATATACTCTGACTAGAGCTGTAGATCGAATCATTGAATTAAATAAAATATTTGAACCTAAACACATCTATGTTGACAGAGGTTATGGTGAAGTTCAAGTAGAGCTTTTAATGAAATATGGTGTGGAAAATCCCAGTTCAAAAATGAGAGATAGAATCAAAGGAATTAGCTTTAGTGAAAGTGTCGAAGTTAGAGATCCTTATACTAAACTTATGATTAAAAAAGAAATTAAACCATTTATGGTTGATAACCTGCGTCAGTTTCTAGAAAGGCAAAGTATTCTTTTTTCAGCTTTAGATGAAGAGATATACTTGCAATTGATTTCCTATATTGTTGTAAAAACAACTAATACCGGTAGACCAGTTTTTGAAGCAGGCGGCTCTGCGGTCGATCACGCACACGATGCATTGATTTTGGCGTTATTAGCTATTACCCAAAATTACGGTGAACTAAATAGATTTAGTTATGCAACAAAAACAGAATCATTCTCTAATGAATTTTTTATAACAAAAAGCAGTACTAGTAATGATAGTGAAATCGTTCCTTCTAATAATGCAATTACGGGAAGAGTGCAAGCTTTAACTGGTAGGAATGGTTTTACAAGAAATTCAAGTTCTAAAATTTCTAGAAGAATGTTTTGATTAAATTATGACTATTAATAATGTTGAAAAATATACTCAAGCTAATACTCAAGAGATTTATGCAGACTATTCATTTGGTGGCTCGGCATTTAGTAATCCTGATGCAAGGAACTATTCGGATAGATTAAATGGTATTTTACCAACTAAATATAATGATGTTCTTACTAAGGTTTATTATATTCCTTTAAGCTCTGTTCGTGATACGATTTCTTTGGCTGAGGCGACTGTGTATTCGGTTAAAGATTCAATAGAAAATGGTTTATTAAGAAAAATCTTTGTTAGTCCGTATCTGGATAAAGATTTAGAGCAAGCGCATTTCCGAATTTGGGAAGAGTTATCTAAAATTGTTTTTCCGAATAAGAATAAAGATATCGCTGTGGAGCAGGTTGATATCATTGAAGACGGTATTATAACAATCATGCCAGTCGACTACGCCGAGGAAGGTGATGATTCTTTAGATGATGATGATTATGTGTCAATACTGCCAGTATATAATAATGATGGAGTTATTCCAATAACTCTTGATAAGATAGGCAAAGATACACCTCCAACATATATCTGTTTTGATGAAATCGATTTTGCGGAAAGGTTGCAATCAACCGCGGCTAGACAACTCTTGACAGAGTATTATGAAGCAATTAATAGTTCTACTTTTTCATATTTTTATCAATTAAGAAATCTTCTTAATTTACTTTTACATGAATTAGCTTGTATTAAACAATCATTAGTTTTAGATTTTGGGGAGGATTATGAAAGCGAGTCACAGCAACAGGTCGCGTTACAATATGACTCATGGGGCAAAATGGCAATACACTATTCGAAGCGGATTACCAAAACGATCAGTGCACGAACAGAGCAATTACCCTCTACCGAAATGGATAAAGTCTCAAAAAAACAAGCCGCTAAATTCCAAGCTTTTTTTGCGGTACGACTAAGCGCTGTTGATTCAGAAATCAATGATATTCTTTCCTCATTGAAAAGAGATCTAATTGATAATTGTGATATCTTTTATACAAGATTCGTATCTCCAGCTATAAATTTAACAAAAAATATAGCAGACCCTTTAGAGTTTGATTTTATTACTACTAAATTTGTTAAAGATTTTCCAAATCTTGCGGGAGAACTAGTAGTTGCTACAAATGTATTAAAAGGTAATTTTATTTCAGTTCATGCGGATCTTTTGGAAAGAACTGAAATGATGACTCAAAGAGTTGACGGATTATTTCAGTTAATTCATGAAAAAAAGAAGTATGCAAATTTTATTTCTCAATTAGGAAATAAGGCTGTTAAAAAGAAGCAAATATTAGTTCCTGTTGATTATGATTTGTTTTCTTCATTTTTCAGACAAGCAGTTGTAGATAGCTCTATTGGTAGTTCACTAAAATCTGAGCACGCATTTCTAGATGGTTTAGATGATGATAGCCATCCACAATATTTATTGAAAGATGGCGGAACAATCACCGGATCTATAACAGTTGCTGACGGTGGAACTGTTGATGGAATTGTTCCACGTAAACATAAGCATGATGGAACTGATGGTTCTACACGTATTTCTGGTTTAGATATTGACTTTTCTTTTAGAGATAAATCTAAAATATCTGATTTAGCGATAAAACCACTATCAGTTAAGCTTGAAGGTTTTGTTTCAGATGTGTTAACTGGTGGTGTTCCTGTTTTTGATGCAATTCTAGCAATTGAAGTAGATGATCTTGCAGTTCAAGGTTATGAGTATGAAGTATTATATACAGAAATAGGCTGATATGGATTGGTTTAAATATTTTAAAAGCAATATTGTACTAAATGAATTAGAAAAGAATATTAATGATTATTCATATCCATATGTACGTAGAGAAATAGCTAACTTTTTTTCTAAAGACGATATTTACAACGATACCTGGCTTTCTATAAGTATAAAAGATTTTAATATCAATACTTTTTTGAATGGCCAGCTACAACCTATTGTTGATGATTCGTCTTATATTGTTGTTTACCACTCTGAAAATGACGATCCCTACGCTGTTCCAACAAAATGTTTAATTTATAATGATATTTTATATTTTAAAACGGTAGATTACCATCCCGCTGGAAATTTAACAGCTGGATCATATTATTTATATTACAATACTCCAAATATTAGATATATAAGTGAAGTATTAAACGGTCCTCAATATGATGAATTCCCTGGTGTAGATTTTCAAGTTGTAGATATTACTGAAGCTGACTATGTTGGACAGATTTCTGATATTGAAAATCTTACATATGAAGTAAATTTACAGTCTACAGGTAGCTATAATTTTTCTTTTGCTAACAGTAGTTTGAATTGGGATAGCGGCAAAACTGCGTATCCTGGTTCTAAAGTTTACTTATCTTTTACAGGTCCTTATTTTATTTTAAAAGGTCAAAAAGGACCTGGGTTCAGTAAAATTAAAGTTTCTTTAACAGCTTTAGGCGATGCCGCAACTCCTCAAGCTGAAATAATTTTTGAAGATCTAATTATTGACTGTTATAGTCAAACTTTTGAAGAAGATTCAATTATTTATCAAAATAACAATTTACTATTTAAAGATTATGTATTAGAGATCACTGTTCAATCTGATAAGAATGTTTTATCGAGTGGAAATATGTTCAAGGTTAATTCTTATCGGTTTAATTACAATGCTGTGATGAGTCTCTCTAGTGAGGAAATTAGTGATTTAGCAGTTTTGACTTCTGGTTCTTTAACTAAAGCAACTTCATTAAGTGTATTAATGGGCACTGGTGGCGGTACAACAAATATTTTTTATCCATATTCTGATATAGATGGTGGAACTTTTTAGGAGATTTTATGGCAATTATTAAAAGGAAAATAGAAAATCTTAAACCAGGTAAAGAATATTTGGTTACTGTTCGTGGCAAAAATGCAGATATTAATACATCTGCAGAGTTAGCAGAAACTATTCGTTTTACTGTTCCTCAAGATGATACACAACCCAGTGCTATTACTAATTTGGCTTTATATCAAAGTCTGCAAAATGTGATGTTTGTTTTTGATTTTGTCAACGATGCAGATATTGCTAGGTATGAATATGAACTGTATAACGGTAATACAACTTCTTCTAGTCTAATTTCTACAGGTTTCAACGATGCTAATGTGTTTACAGTTTCTGTTGAAAATCTTTATGCAAATTCTGGTTTAGGAACTGGTTTGATACCTTTTTGGGGCCGAGTTAGGGCTGTAGACACAAGTGGTAATAATGGTACATGGACTTCTTTAACTCCAACATCTGGAGATGTACCACTTATAGATAGTCAATATATTGGTTCTTTAACAGCTTCTAAAATTACTGCAGGAGATATTGGTGCACAAACTATTAGATTAAGTGGTGCTAACTCTATTTTAAGATCTTCTGTTGAATATTCGGGTCTTCCAGCATGGATTATTAGAGGCGATGGCTCGGCGGAGTTTAGAAATGTGACTGTTGGAGGTAGTTCAAATATTGCTGGGATCTCTATCGGTAATGGAAAAATTTATATTGGTGCTGGCAATTTTGGAAATAGTGATACAAGTTTTTATGTTGATTCTGCTGGTCAGTTTTCTTTGAAGAATAACCTCACATGGGATGGGACCAACTTATTAATTACTGGTGCCATAACGGCTACTAGTGGAACTTTCACTGGTGCAGTTAACGCTACTAGTGGCAACTTCACCGGTTCTGTATCAATTAGTAGCGGTGGAGATATACGCAGCGGGCAAACAGCTTATGATAGTGGAACTGGATTCTTTTTAGGCTCACCGAGCGGTAATCCTCGATTTTCAATAGGAAACTCTGCCGGTAATAAAATGACATGGGATGGAACTACTTTAAATATTGTTGGGACTATTACTGGAACTCTTACTGGTTCTATTGATTCAAGTGGGGCAACAATAACTGGTGGCATTCTGCGAACGGCAACTACTGGTAATAGAATTGAAATTAGTGGTTCTAATATTGACGTCTATGGTCAAACTTCTAAAATAAATTATAAAGACGATACATCTAGCTATATCCAATACTCAGGTGCCAGAGGCGTAACTATTAATGGAGCATATGGGTCACTTAAGGTAGGGCATCAGACTGGTGTTGGATTTGAAGGAATCTATGCAACAGCAACTGAGTTAGTTAATATTCAAGTTGGTTCATCCCCATCTTATAAGTATATGGAATTTGATAAAAGCAACCCATGGGGATTCACTGGCATCCTAGATGTATACGAATCAGTAGATCGAGGAATTGCGTTAGTTGCTAATCGGGGGGACGGGTTTTCTACACTGCATCATCACGACTATCTGGACAGCACTACTGCGTATCTATTAGCCAGTGCTGGAGCTTCTCACACCTTTATATCTTCTCCAAGCGGATATGGATTGAGACTTAATCCCTCAGAGCAGGGTGGACAATCTGTAGAGATAAATGCAGTTGGCGATGTGTTTAGAGTCGTAGTCGGAAATGCTACAGGTTTTCGAGTCGATACAGGTCCAAATACTTATTCTAATATAACGGCTACTTCAACCGGCTCTAGTGTTAGATATACTGTAATTTCTGGTAACGAAGTTAGATTTGAGCGAGTGACTTCTCTTCGCAGGTTGAAATCAGATATTAAAGATTTTACTAATGGGCTAGATTTGGTAAGAAAAATGCAGCCTAGGTTTTTTAAGTGGAATAGAATGGATCAAGATAATGATTATTCTGCAGCACTCAGAGAATGCCATGTTGATATAGGATTTATAGCTGAGGAGATGGAAGAGATAGATCCTAGATTTGCGACATATAAAGGAAACGTATTTGACGCAGCGAAAGACAGTGATGTGGAAAGCCTAGAACTTGAAGCTTGGTCAGAAACTAGAGTTGTAGTTTCTGCAATAGCAGCAATTAAAGAGTTAGATACTTTATTGCGAGATCTTATAAATAGAATTGAAAATATTGAAACGATTATTAAAAAAAGTAAATAATATTGAAATCAGTTATCCAACTATGATAGAATAATCTCATAAAAAGGAGAGATTAATTTATGGAAAATCAAAATTCAGAAATTAACATTAATTATGTAGTTCAAGCATTTCAGGATAAAGTAAGTCAACTTATTTCTGAGATTGTAGTTAAAGAAGCTATGTTAAGACAGCTTCAAGACGAATTACAGAAATTTATCAAAGATGTAAAGGAATGATAGATATGGAAGAAGAAGTTAAAGAATTTTCTATTGAAGTTAAAGTTTCAGATAAGAATCTTCAATATAGAAGCGATTTTAATGAACCAGAAACAATTTTTTGGCTGGAAGCAGTCAAGCAAATTATTATGAAAGCAGCCTTTGACAAGGCTGACTTGCATCCTATTGAATAAGTTATTGATTTTTTAAGTAGTGGCTACTATTTAGATATGTTATAGAAGCTGTAATTCAGCCTATTATTTTAGGAGCGGTAATGCCACTAGGAAATTTTGTACCTTTTAATCAGGTTAATAAATCTAAAAATAACGTTATAGCTAAAAGTCTAGATCCAGAAGAGTATAACCTTTTGTCTAAGGTAATGAAAGTTACCGCTCTTGCCCTGGGCTTTCAGGGTGCGTCGTACTTTTTTAGTACGAGAGCAGCTTTTGAGCCAGCCCCATATGACTTTGTACGGATTATGCAAGCTGCAGATACAGATGGCTACGTTAAACAAGCTTTTTCCAAATATAAAGAACTCTTTTGGAAAGAGGGTTGGAAAATTATTGGAGAAAATCAAGAAGCGGTTAATTATCTATATGAAAGAATTGCATATATGGAATTAGCTATGAAGCGGCCATTTTTAGATTTTTTAAATGAAGTTTCTGATCAGTTCTTTAAGTTCTCAAATGTTTTTATTGTTAAAGCTCGCGGCGATATCTCTAGGTATTTTTCTAAACAACTTGAACCGGTAAATGCAAGGGAACCAATTGTTGGATATTACCTTGTTCCAACTGAACAAGTAAGAATTTTGAGAGATAAAAATAATAGACCCGAATCCTATCAGCAGGCAACAGATCCTTTAACATATTCCCCTACTAAAAAAGATCCTACATGGTCTGCAGATAAAGTTATTCACTTATACTACGATAAAAAACCTGGTAGAGCTTTTGGCACTCCATTTGTTACAGCAGCCTTGGATGACGTTATCGCCTTAAGGCAAATTGAAGAAGATATTCAAAATCTTGTTCATAGAGAATTATTTCCTATGTACCATTATCAGATAGGTACGCCAGAACAGCCAGCAGAGCCTGATGAAATCATTCAAGCAGTTCAGGATATTGAAAACATGCGGGCAGAAGGTGGTCTAGTTACTCCTCATAGACATAATATTAAGGTAGTTGGTGCTGAAGGTGCATCTTTGGATGCAGGTAACTATTTAGAGCACTTTAAAGAAAGAGTCGCACTAGGATTAGGTTTATTCCCTCATCATCTTGGTATGATGATGAATGGTGGAAACCGATCAGTAACAGATCGACTAGATGTCGCTCTTTATGATAAAATAAAGCATTATCAAAAACTATTCTCTGAACTTATTAGGGTTCATATTTTAAATGAACTGTTAATGGAGGGTGGTTTTGATCCAATGATCAACCCTCTTGATGACTCAATGTCAGATCGTTGTTATTTCAAATTTAATGAAATAGATGTAGATACTCAGGTTAAAAAAGAAACACATATTATTCAAAAATTTGCGAATAATGCGATCACTCTGCCTGAATTAAGAATAGAATTAGGTTTAGATCCAGAGTATGATTTTGACGAATTGCTAGCTTCAATTAATGCCAGAATACAGATGGAAATATCTGCGCAGGCACAAATGATTTCTCAGGATAATAAAGTAGTTGATCCTAAAATGGATGGTGATAAGCAGGCTTCCGCTAAAAAAGGTCAAAGAAATTTACCAAATACTAAAAGAGGTGTAGGAAATGCCATTAGACCTGCTAATCAACAGGGTAGGAACGATTCTCCAAATATTAGAAGAATTGATAGCGATTTATTGAATGTAATTGAGTCATTATTGGAAGATCAAAATATAGTTGTTTATACAAAAGATGAAAGTGAAGGTAGTTGATAATGGATAAAATTCTTATTAAGAATGAAAAATTGGCTGAAGTTTTAAATACAGATGACGCGGTGTACGCATTTTCACGAGCAGCAGAAAATGGTCAAGTTAGGTTAGCTATGGATATTTTAGCTGATATTTTGCCGACTATTATTGAAATGAATAGTTCTAATCCTCAAAAAATTAAACAACATATTTCAGAAAGAGTTCAAGATAGCGATACTGCAGATGACTCATCTGTTAAACCATCTAAAAAGGTAACTGCTGTTAAGACTGAGGACTGATCTTTATATGAAGATTTTAATTGGTTGCCCTATTTATAGGCGGCATTGGATTTTAAATAGTTGGATTGCTGCTATAAAATCTCAGTCTTATCGACAGACTGATTTAGGTTTTGTTTTTGAGGTAGCACCAGATGATTTTGATACTTTAAATATTCTAAATACTTGGAAAAAGTATGATAGTGCATCCTTTTATTTTGAAATAAAAGTAAGAGACGATATAAATCATTTTGAACATTTACCAAATGGTAGAAATTGGACGATATCTAAATATGAGAATATGGTAAATCTTAGAAACAGTCTTTTAAGTACTGTACGTAAAATCGAGCCAGATTACTACTTTAGTCTTGATTCAGATATTCTTATCCAGAATCCTAATACAATAGAATTACTGGTCTCCCATTGCAAGGAAGGCGCTGATGCGGTAAGTCCGTTAATGTTTATGACTCCAACTAATGATTTATATCCAAGCGTTATGTCATGGTGTGGAGATGGTACAAATCGGGCTATGCGATTTAGAAGGTATCCTTTGGGTACATATTTCCAATCTGATGTAATCATGGCAGCTAAAATGATGACTAAAGAAGTGTATAGTAATATCAATTACTCTGTTCATGAGCAGGGTGAAGATGTCGGCTGGTCATATAGTTGCAAAGAAAAGGGTTATAGACTTTTTTCTGCCTCATATATTTATGCACCTCATATTATGTCTCAAGAAATGTTTAATGAGTTTTTGGTAAGTGGCGATAATAGGTTAGATAATTATAATATAAATTATACGATATAAATTTGTTCAATGTTATAAATTAAAACTTACTATTAATTATAGATTTAAATGTAAAAACAAGAGGATCGCAATGTCATTTATTTTTCAAGAGAATTTTACACTTTTACTCCCTGATTTTACTGAATCAAAAATTGAATTTTCTGAATCATTCAATTCTAAGCATGGATTAATAATTGAAGTCGCCGCTATTCATGAAGGCTTGACATCAAATTATAATAACTATTCTGCAGAGGAATTAGAAAAAGCTTTGCAGTCTTGGGTAGAACCGTATCCTAAGCCGATTATTTTAAATCACGATTTAAATAATGAGGCCATTGGCCGTGTAATGGCTGCAAAAATGGATAAAGAATCTGATGGTACATCTTTTGTTCGTTTGCAAATTGCTATTACCGATCCAGTCGCTGCGCAAAAAGTTTTAGATAAGAGATATTTAACAGGTTCAGTTGGCGGTGCGGCAGCAAAAGCTATTTGCAGTATCACTGGAGAAGATCTAGCTGAGCAAGATGATTCAGGTAGACCTAAGGCAATTAAATATAAAAAAGGTAAAGTCTATAAAGGCAAGCTTGCATATATCGATATGCAAAATATTTCGTTTAGAGAGTATTCTTTTGTTAATCAGCCCGCCGATCAGCGATCTGGTGTCCGGTCAGCAATTTTACCTACTGATGGGAAAGCTGATATAGCTCATTCTGATAATTGGGTAGCTAAAAGTTCTGCGTTTGTTTTAAGTATGGATACTGAAGACGTAATTTCTATAAGTGAAAACAAATCTTTATTTGAAAATATGAAAAAGAAAGAATCAAAACCCTTATATCTTCACTTAAAAGGTTCATTTTTAACTGCTCTAGCTGTTCATGAAACTCAAAATGATTTTAATAATTTAATAAATTCCAGTGAATCATTACTATGTGATGAAGATTCTGAAAATATAAACTCTGAGGAGAAATCCACTATGGAAAAAGATGAACGGAATGAGGAAGATATTCTCGCTGTTGCCACAGGCCTGAGTGAAGATCTTTCTAATATTGCCGCGACTTCAGTCAATACTGAAGAAGGCGATGAAACTGATGAAGAGGTTGCTGAAAAAGAAGTCGAAAAAGCAGTGGATGAGACTTCTTCGGAAAATGATCTTTCTGATTCAGATTCAATTGTGGAGAATGAGGAAACTAATTCTCCAGTAGTTGAAAATGAAGAAGATACTATTTCTTCAGAGGAATCTGAGGAAACTTCCAAAGAGGAGGCTGTGAAAGAGGATCTCAGTTCAAAAGTAGTAGAACTTGAGAACGTAATCGAACAGCTAAATAAAAAAATAACTTCTCTTGAGGAAAAAAACGAAAAGCTAAAGAAAGCTTTACATATGACTCTTGTAGAGAGAGTTATCGATACTAAAATTAGTTTAGGTCTAGAATCTGTTGAAGATAGAGAAAGACTCATTTCAGAGCATGAAGATCGTACAGCTTCTTCACTTGCAGATTCTTTACGAGATCTGGCCAAACTTCCTGCCATTAAGCAGAAAACAGGTCTTGTTCCAGAAATAAGCAATGAGGCAGTAGCTGATACAACTGAAGAGAATGTTTTTACTTTAACCGAATCAGTTGAAGACGGTATCGAATCTGTAAAAGTGGATCCTGCGGAACAACTTTTCGTTGATGCCCTAATGGGTAGAAGAAAACTTTAATAATTAAGGAGAATCAAAATGAGTTTAGCAAAATTCCGTAAAGTATATAGCAAGAGTGGCTCAGGTCGGTTTGTTGTATCAGAAGGCGTTGCCCCAGCTGCGTATCTTCTTCCTCATCCCGGTCTTCCCACTTGGTACTTCGATAGTGAAGATGATCGTTTCGAGATTGTAATTCCAAAAGGTACAATTCTTTCAGTAGTAGCCGATTCACTTGGTGATGCTCGTATTGTACCAGCAAATGGTACTGGCTCCAGCAGAAGCTGGGGCGATGTGATGAGCGGCTGGAATCCACTAGATGGTGCAACTCCAACTGGCACTTCTGGTTCAGCTGATACTATTAGCGTTGCAGCACGCAGTCTTCCAATCGGCTGTGCACAATATGATCTTTACCGTCCATTTGACAAGGGCACCTCACAGGGTGCTGGGTTCATTACCCATGGCTATGTCGAATACCCAATGGTTAACGGCGTAAATGCGGATGTTACTGTTGGTTCAAAAATTCGTCCAGATGCCATCGGTCGTCCAGTACTTCTGAGCGATGCAGACACTGCCAGCTTCCCCTGGTTGCTGGTCGGTAAAGTAATTGAGGTAGAAAGATTTGCCACCAACTTTGATGATGGCCTACTCAGCTACATGCAGCTACCTTCAGATCCAGGTGCCCTTAAGACGGTATTCGAACTTACTCGTGCTGGTAGTTTCACTGGTAAGCTAGGCATCCGTTCA